TTACCTATCATGCAGAACTATCCTGATATGAAGAAGCGCAGAGTTAAGACCAAGTTTGGTGACAAGCTAATCTATATGACAGTACAGGAAGCTATCAAAGATAAGCTGGATAGCAGACGACAAGGTAATGGCATCAGTCCTAATTGGGTTCACGCTAATGATAGCTGTCACCTAAGAATGACAGTCAACCTATCTAAGTTCAACGGTGTCACTCACTTTGCTATGATACATGATAGCTTTGGATGTCACGCCGCTGATGTTGAGATGCTTGGTGCTTGTCTAAGAGAAACCTTCATAGAACTTTATGTAGAGAACGACCCACTACAGAAATTTAAAGATGAAGGAGAGTTGTTAATCGATAGAGAACTACCTGACCTACCACCAAAGGGTGACTTCGATGTTACACAAGTACGTCAGTCAGAGTTCTTCTTTGCATAATTCTAACCATTAACGATTAGGTTGCACTATAGCATTCTCACGAAACCGAAAGGAACTTATGGATACTGAGACACTCATAATGATGGCTGAATACTATAAGCGAAATGCGATGCCCTTGCCTGTCGATGTACAGGCGAGGCTTCATGCTCATGGTATTTCAACTACTGAATATCAACACAACTAAAGGAATAAGTATGACGAATTTTGTCACACCTAAAGGCATAGCAGTATGGCCTAAACTAAATGCACCAGACTACAAATTTAATGTAGATGGTGAGTATAAAACAACACTGAAAATAGAGGCATCTAAAAGCCAAGACCTGATCAAACAGCTTGAAGGTTTACGCGATGCTTACAGGGATGAAGAAGCTAAGAACAATCCTAAGATTGCTAAGTATGATCTAGCTCCTGTCTATGAAGAAGAAGAAGACGACCAAGGTAATCTTACTGGCTTCAATTTGTTTAAGTTTAAACAGAAAGCTAAGATTACTACACGCCGTGGTGAGATGGAGATGAAGGTTGCTTTATATGATAGCAACAAGACACCTACAGATGCCACAGTAACTGGTGGTTCTACTATTCGTGTAGCGGCAAGCGCATATACATATGCAATGCCTTCAACTAGACGTGTCGGTGTATCGCTGAGACCATCAGCTATACAGATTATCCAACTGGCTCAAGGGTCTGGCGGTGCTGAAGCTTTATCTATGTTTGATAAAGAAGATGGCTTCGTCGCAGATAACTTTGATAATAGTAGCGAGGCGGTAGCAGTATCAGATGACGCAGACTTCTAAGCGAAAGCTTGGTGGTGTCAGAAATTCTACTGTAAGACAGAACGCAATAAAGAATGGTTGGCGGTCAGGGTTAGAAGAAACCCTTGCCGCTGACTTACGTTCTAAGGGTATCGATTACCAGTATGAAGAGAACGTACTGAAGTATGAAGTACCCTCAAGGATGGCACGATACACACCAGACTTTTATATTAAAACTAAATCTGGGAAGACAATCATAGTAGAAAGCAAGGGGCAGTTCAAAGTTGCCAATAGACAATCCATGATACTGGTAAAAAATCAGCATCCAGATATCGACCTTCGCTTTGTATTCTCCAACAGCAAACAACGTATTTCTAAAACCAGCAAGACAACCTACGCCATGTGGTGTGAGAAGCACGGCTTCTTATACGCAGACCGTACAGTACCAGAGGAGTGGCTAAATGAATAAAGAAGATGTCACACATATTATTATACACTGTGCGTACACACCCAGAACTATGGACATTGGTGTCAAAGATATTGACCGCTGGCATAGAGCTAAAGGATGGCTCGGTTGTGGTTATCATCTGGTCATTAGACGCGATGGCACTGTTGAATATGGTAGACCATTATCACGTACAGGCGCACACGTCAGATCAATGAATAGGAAATCAATCGGCATCTGTTTGATTGGTGGAATGAACGCTGACAAAACTGGAGCGCAGATAAATTATACTGATGAACAATATGCATCGTTAAAGAAAACTATCGATGAACTAAAATGGGAACACTTCCCTGATGCTAAAGTTAAAGGCCACACAGATTTTGATAAGGGTAAGACCTGTCCAAATTTTGATGCTGAACTTTGGTACAATACAGGTGAGATAGTATCCACCATTTAATTAAGTTGCACTATAGCATTTTAATATTTTCCTCCCAACTGGCCTCACGCTTTTCGCGTGGGGTCTTTTTTATCTGGAGACATAATGTCACTCACAACAATTCTAATTCTAATTACAATGCTACTCTACTTTCTTGGCGGTGTTCTATTAACACGGCAAGTCAGTATGGAGCTAGAAGAAGATCAAGACTTAGCCTTACGTAGCTGGTTGTTTATCTTTTTCTTATGGCCTGTCGAGGCCGCACTCGATGTCTGGTTCACACTATTAGATGCACTAGGCAATCCCCGAAATCCTGACAACTAGGAGACTACTATGAATAAGACTACACAGATTAAAGACCACCTAAAAAAGTACGGCACAATCTCACCGTTAGAAGCTATGTCAAACTATAGCGTCTGGCGATTAGCCGCAGAGATACACAGACTACGACAACGTGGTTTGGATATCACAACCTTAATGAAACGCGCACCTAATGGAGCGAAATATGCAGAGTACCAGCTCGAACGATAGTTCATTACTTTACCATACGTCGTGTGAATGTGGCAGTAGCGATGCCCGTGCAGTTTATAGTGACGGTGGAAGCTGGTGCTTTTCTTGCCAAAAATTTTTTAAGGATGATGCCAAGATGCAAACAGAATTCGTACAATCTAAACCAACGTTCGGTCTTATTCCTACAGGTCAATCAGGTTCACTTGCTAAACGTAAGCTAACTGAAGAAACCTGTAAGAAGTATAGCTATACTATTAGTGAATACAAAGGCCAGCCTGTGCAGGTTGCTAACTATAAGAAGGACGGTGAAGTCGTAGCTCAGAAGATACGCTTCGCTGACAAGTCTTTTAAATTCTTAGGTGATGCAAAGAATGCAGGGTTGTACGGACAACATCTTTTTAAAGGTGGTGGTGCTATGCTTTGCCTAACCGAGGGTGAGCTGGACACGCTTTCACTTTCCCAAGCACAAGGTAATCGTTTTCCTGTATGTAGTTTACCGTCAGGAGCTGGCAATGCAGTCAAAGCTGTACAGAATTCTTTAGATTTTGTTGAGTCATTTGACCGTGTTGTTCTCATGTTCGACAACGATGAACACGGTAGGAAAGCAAGCCTTGATGTGGCTAAGTTATTATCACCATCTAAGGCACACATTGCTACGTTACCTGAGAAAGACGCTAGTGATATGCTAGTGAAAGGCAAGACTAAGCAGATGCTAGAGGCTATGTGGGAAGCTAAACCCTATAGACCTGATGGCATCATAGCTGGTGTGGATATGTGGGAATTAGTTTCTACACCAGACAATACCCAATCCGTACCCTACCCGTTCGATGGTCTCAATGAAAAGACTAGAGGTATAAGACGTGGTGAACTTGTAACTATTACTGCAGGTTCTGGGGTTGGGAAGTCACAGGTATGTAGAGAAATTGCATACCACTTAATTAAACAGGAAGAGACATTAGGTTATATCGCTTTAGAAGAAAACTGTAAGCATACAGCAATCTCTCTAATGGGTCTGGCTATAGATGTACCTCTTCATTTAACTCAGGAAGGAATATCAAATGATACTCTTAAAACTGCTTTCGATACTACCGTTGGCAATGGTCGTGTTTTCCTCTACGATTCTTTCGGCTCTATGTCTACGGATAAGCTCATGGAGCAGGTCAGATACCTTGCGAAATCTTGTGGCACTAGCTGGATTATCATCGATCATCTCAGCATTATTGTTTCAGGTATTGATGATGGTGATGAGCGGAAAGCTATCGATGTTATAATGACGAAGCTACGTTCTCTTGTAGAAGAGACAGGCATCGGACTTATCTTAGTCAGTCATTTACGCAGACCTGCAGGTGAACAAGGTTGGGAGAATGGTAAAGAAGTTACCCTCAATTCCCTACGTGGTTCAGCCGCAATCGCACAGTTAAGCGATATGGTTATCTCAGTAGAGCGAGACCAACAAGGTGACAACCCAAACACTACTACCGTGAGAGTTCTCAAGAACCGCTACAGCGGAGAGACAGGCATAGGTTGTTACCTAAACTACAACAAAGAAACTGGACGTATGATTGAAACCCAGAACCCAGACAACGCTCCCGACTTCGGGGGTGATGAAGATGATTTTTAATTTAACTAGCTAGTCGAGAGGGACAGCATCATGAAACGTATTATGTTTGACATCGAAACAGATGGTCTAGTACCAGACCTAACAGTATGCCATAGCCTTGTGTTATTAGATATGGATACTGAAGAAGTATTAAGCTGTGCAGATCAGGAAGGATATACATCTATTGCAGATGGTATGGCTTATCTTGAGAATGCGGAGTTACTTGCAGGTCACAACATCCAAGGGTTTGACTTCCCTGCATTAGAGAAGTTGTTTGGATTTGTATATGAAGGTGAGATACATGACACGTTATTGATGTCCCGTCTCGTCTGGTCTGATCTTAAAAACAATGACTTCAATTACATTAAGAAGAACTTAGACTTCCCTAGAAATCTAATAGGTAGCCACTCGCTTAAAGCGTGGGGTCTTAGGTTAGGTGATAATAAGATAGAGTATGATGGTGGCTGGGCTGAATGGTCTGAAGAAATGCAGACCTATTGCGTCCAAGATACTAAAGCTAACCTGACATTCTATAAGTTTATTATGTCTAAGAACCCAAGCCCTCAAAGTATAAAGCTTGAGCATGATTTCGCTCACGTCATTCGTAAGCAAGAGCGACAAGGTTTTAACTTTGATGTATCAGCCGCTAACAAACTGTTGCAGAAACTACAGATGCGACAGGCAGAGTTAGAGACAACACTACAAGAAGTCTTTCCACCTTGGGAAATCAAGACACCATTCGTACCAAAGGTAAACAACAAGACCCGTGGTTATGTTAAAGGTGAACTGACCTACAAGGTTAAGACGATTGTATTTAACCCTGCATCCCGTGACCATATAGCAGACAGATTGCAAGTGTTACGAGGTTGGAAGCCTGAGAAGTTTACAGCCCAAGGCAAACCACAAGTCGATGAGAGCGTACTCAAAGAATTAGATTACGATGAAGCAGTCGTACTCAATGAGTATCTCCTTATCAACAAGCGTATCGGTCAGTTAGCTACAGGTGCTAATGGCTGGCTGAAGAGACAAGTGAATGGAAAGATACATGGACAAGTTAATACTAATGGAGCAAGCACGGGACGCTGTACACACAA